TATGAAGAGATTGATTGTCGTAATGCTAAGGTAACAGACTTTGAAGTCAGACCAACAACCATTCAGTATGTTAGGGATTTCATTGAAAAGTGGCATTATTCTTCTAATGTGAATGGATTGCGTATATCGCATGTCTTTGGTCTCTTTTATAATCAAGATCTGATTGGTGCAATGATTTACGGTCCCTTAGGTATGGCAAATACTTGGAAAAAGTATGGTGATACTGAGAGTGATGTAGTTGAACTCAGAAGACTGTGTTGTATTGACAATACTCCAAAGTGTACTGAGAGTTATTTCATTGGAAAAACTTTACGTTGGTTGAAGAAAAACTCTGACTATAAAGTTGTTGTCTCCTATGCAGATGCACACTATAATCACACTGGAATCATCTACAAAGCAACTAACTTTGAATATCATGGATTGACTGCTAAAGGTAGAGTTATTGATTTCAACGGCAAACTTTATCATGACAAATGTATTCGCACATATAATACCGATAAAAACGGAATCAAAAAACTAAAACCATTTGCTCAGAGAGTAAAAGATGCACTTGAAGATGGTCGTGCAAAATACATCAATACCCCTGGAAAACACATTTATGTCTTTAGATTGAAGAAAGTAAAGAAATCTGAATAATAAGGTAGGGAGGGGGTGACAAACCCCTCTTTTTTTATGCTATAATACTTGGAGAGATAAATTAAAAATGTCGATTAAAATTGCACTATTAAAATCAGGAGAATCAGTTATTTCTGATATCAAAGAATTAATTTCTAAAGAATCTAAAGAAAAAATTCATGGATACATATTCAAAAATCCTTACATCGTCGATATTTCTCATGATGATGATGATGAAGTTCTTCTTTTAGAGGGTAAAAAAAATAGCAAACCCAATAGAAAAGAGCAACAAGAAGGTAAAGATGTAAGTGTAAATTTTATACCATGGATTCCTATCACATCAGACTCGGAAATTATTGTCGCACCTGATTGGGCATTTTCTATAGTGTCACCAGTAGAAGAAATTAAAAAACTTTATGAGGAAATGATTAGTGGACAATGATGTAAATTTAATTATTTTAAATGATGGAATTATATTGATTTCTAAAATTGATAGAACTATCGCTATAGAAATTGGTGATCCTGATTATATTCTCACAAAACCTTTTGTATGTGATTCAAACGGAACATTATCTTCGTGGTTAAGTGAATTTACAATTGAAAATAAATTTAAGATTGGATCTGATAAAATAATTACAATGACAGTTCCTAAACCAGACTTGCTTAAAAACTACTTAGAAAAAATTACTTAAACTTTTTTTATTACTCATGTCGCAAAGGTTTTACACAAATGTTCAAATGGTAGGTGACCACTTTCTTGTGCGTGGGTATGAGAACGGAAGGCACTTTGCTACAAGAGAAAAGTTTTATCCTACATTATTTGTCCCTTCTAATAAAGAAACAAAATATAAAACTCTTGAGGGTGACTATGTTGAATCAATAGAACCGGGAACTGTTCGTGATTGTAGAGAGTTCATCAAGAAATATGATGGTGTCCAAAACTTTAAGGTCTATGGTAATGACCGATACATCTATCAGTATATTTCTGACATGTATCCAGAAGAAGAAGTTAAGTTTGACACTACAAAGATCAAAATATCTACGATTGATATTGAGGTAAAGACTGAGAATGGATTCCCTGATGTAGAGTCTGCCGCAGAAGAAGTTCTTCTTATTACTGTGCAGGATTATACTACCAAACAGATTCGTACTTGGGGTCAGGGGCCATTTAACAATAAGCAAGAGAACATTATCTACAAAAGTTTCAGAACAGAATATGAGTTACTGAATGACTTCATCAATTGGTGGATGATTGAAACTAATACTCCCGAAGTTGTGACTGGATGGAATAGTGAACTGTATGACATGCCTTATTTGGTGAGACGTATTGATCGCATTCTTGGTGAGAAGTTGATGAAACGACTTTCTCCTTGGGGTTTGGTGACTGAACGTGAGACTATTGTAATGGGTCGTAAACAGATTTCTTATGATGTTGGGGGTATTACGCAACTTGATTATCTGAACCTGTATAAGAAGTTCACTTATAAGGCGCAGGAATCCTATAGACTGGATTATATTGCGAGTGTAGAACTTGGGCAAAAGAAACTTGATCACTCTGAGTTTGATACTTTTAAAGATTTCTATACTAATGGGTGGCAGAAGTTTGTAGAATATAATATCATTGACGTGGAACTTGTTGACCGTATGGAAGACAAGATGAAACTGATTGAACTCGCAATTACCATGGCATACGATGCTAAGGTGAATTATAATGATGTTTTCTATCAAGTTCGTATGTGGGATGCGATCATTTACAATTATCTCAAAAAGAGAAACATTGTAATTCCACCCAAAGAACGTTCAGACAAGGATGCCAAGTATGCAGGAGCATATGTTAAAGAACCGATTCCGGGAAAGTATGATTATGTTGTAAGTTTCGATTTAAATTCTCTTTATCCACATTTAATTATGCAATATTCAATTTCACCAGAAACACTTGTTGAAAAGCACGAACTTAATAATCGTATTGTAGAATTGGAGAAAATGTTGTAAAATATCCACATCTCATAAATAATAATGTGTGGATACAATAAAATAAATGCAACCAAAATTCAACATAACTAAAGAACAACTACATCAACTTTATATTCTTGAAAATAAAAGTCGTAAAGAGTGTGCTGATTTTTTTGGATGCTCTGATCCTCTTATTAAACAAAAAATAAAAAAATATGGACTCCAAAAACCTAAACATTTGGAGAATAAAAATAAAGAAAGAAAGGAAACTCTTTATTGTGAAAATTGTGGTTCTCCATTTATTGTAAGCAGATTTAGAGCAATAAGTGAAAAATGGAAACTTCGTTTTTGTTCTCATTCTTGCTCTACTAAATTTAGATATTTGGGTAAAGAGCATAAGAGGGCAGTTTTAAACTCTATTGCTGCTCGCAGAAGATGTAGGATAAGAGGTGCTTTTGATGAAACTGCAAATCAACAAAAAATAAATAAGATTTATTGTGAAGCAAAACGATTAACAGAAGAAACTGTTATTCCTCACGAAGTGTACCACATAATTCCAATTTCAAAAGGAGGAAAGCATCACGAAGACAACTTGCAGATTATTACTATGAGTGAAAACCGCAAAAAGCATACTAAAATTATGGAGAATTGAAATGTGGAAAGATGTTCGTCAAATGTCTCCCCAAGAAATTAAAGAAGAATTGGAAGCACTTAAGAAAGTAAGAGAACTTTCTAGTCAAGTGAATGTAGATAAACTTCTTAATCAAGAACTAGATTTAGAACCTTTGAAAAAAAATAATCTTACTATAACAGCAAACGGGGCACTCTATCGTAGAGTAAAAGGTATGCTACCAGAACTGATGGAAAAGATTTACAAGGATCGAACCATCTATAAAAAGAAGATGCTTATTGCAAAACGGGATTATGAAAAAACTCCGACTAAGGCATTGGAGAAGGAGATTGCAAGATGCAACAATATTCAGATGGCTCGCAAGATTCAACTCAACTCTGCTTATGGTGCCATTGGTAATCAGTATTTTAGGTATTATAAACTTGCAAATGCTGAAGCGATTACGCTTTCTGGTCAAGTCTCTATCCGTTGGATTGAGAATAAGATGAACGGATTTCTAAATAAGATTTTGCAAACAGAGAAAGACGATTATGTCATCGCATCCGACACTGACTCAATCTATCTTAATATGGGACCTCTTGTTGATAAATTTCTTAGTAATAAGTCTGACGATAAAACAAAGATTGTTCAGTTACTTGATAAGATCTGCCAAGACAAGTTGGAACCATTCATCGAAAAATCTTATAAGGAACTTGCGGATTACGTTCAGGCATATGAACAGAAGATGATTATGAAACGTGAGAACATTGCAGAACGTGGCATTTGGACTGCGAAGAAGAGATATATTCTCAACGTATGGAATAGTGAAGGTGTTCAGTATAATGAACCTAAACTAAAGATGATGGGAATTGAGGCAGTTAAGTCTTCCACTCCAGCACCTTGTCGTCAGATGATTAAGGATGGACTTAAGTTGATGATGAGTGGTACAGAAGAAGATGTCATTAACTTTATTGATGAGTCTCGTAAGAAGTTCAAGCAACTTCCTCCTGAAGAAATTGCTTTTCCTCGTTCAGTATCTGATGTAGTAAAGTATAAATCTCATTCTTACATTTATGCTAAAGGTACTCCCATTCATTGTCGTGGAGCACTACTATTCAATCATTATATTAAGGAGAAGAAACTTGATAATAAGTATTCTCTTATCAATAATGGTGAGAAAATCAAATTCATTTATCTGAAGAGACCAAATATTATTCAGGAGAATGTCATTTCATTTATTCAAGATTTTCCACATGAACTCGGTCTTGACAAATACATAGATTATGAATTACAATTTGAAAAGAGTTTTTTAGACCCACTCAAATCTATTCTTGATGCGATTGGGTGGAGCACAGAAAAAAAAGTAAACCTTGAATCATTTTTTGTATAATGGATTTTTTAAAAGATATTGTAAAGGAAATCGGAGATGACTTTACCAAACTGGCAGCAGACATTGATGAAACTGAAACATACGTTGACACTGGTTCGTTCATCTTTAATGCTCTTGTATCTGGGTCTATCCGTGGTGGTGTTTCTGGGAATAAAATCACTGCAATTGCTGGGGAAAGTTCTACTGGAAAGACTTTTTTCTCACTCGCAGTGGTCAAGAACTTCTTGGATACTAATCCCGATGCATATTGCCTTTATTTTGATACTGAGGCAGCTGTCAATAAGTCACTCTTAGAAAGTCGTGGAATTGACCTTAAACGTCTTGTCGTGGTCAATGTAGTAACCGTTGAGGAGTTCCGTAGTAAGGCACTCAAGGCAGTAGATATGTATCAAAAAGCACCTGAGGAAGAACGCAAACCCTGCATGTTTGTGCTAGACTCTTTAGGAATGCTTTCGACTGAGAAAGAGATTACTGATGCACTCAACGAAAAACTGGTTCGTGACATGACAAAATCACAACTGATCAAGGGTGCCTTCAGAATGTTGACACTCAAGTTAGGGCAGGCTAAAATTCCAATGATCGTTACCAATCACACTTATGACGTTATCGGCTCTTATGTTCCTACTAAAGAGATGGGAGGTGGTAGTGGCCTTAAGTATGCTGCCAGTACCATTATTCATCTTAGCAAGAAGAAAGAAAA